CGCCCCGCCCGTCGCGAGATGAAAGCCGTAGGCGTTCGAGCCGACAGCCGCGCTTGCCGCACCACCGAGCGCGCCGACGGCATCAGAGACACCGCCGAATCCCAAAGCGGAGCCGATCGCTCCGAACACCTGAGACATCGCCGCACGCGCCGAAAACCGCGCGAGGTCGGCGATCATGCTGTCAATCAGTCCGCGGAAATTGAGCTTGCCCGACGCCGCGAACGACACGAGTGCATCCTCGGCATTGCGGAACGAACTCGTCAGCGCCTCCTCGGCCATCTGCGCTGCGTTCTGCGCGGATTCCTGATAGACCGCCATCGCCCGCTTCACGCCGACGCGCCAGTCGGCCTGCAACGCGAGCCGCTGCTCGAGATAGCCGCGCTCGCGCGCGACCTGCTCCGCCTCGGCCGTGTTGATGCGCTCGATCTCGGCGATGTACTCGGGCGAACCCAGCGTGCCGTCCTTTCGCGCGCCCTTCGTCAGTTCGTCCCGTCGACGGCGAAACTCGTCGCTCACGCGATTGATGGCCTGATTCAGCTCGCGCGCGTTGTCACCCATCGACATCGCCCCGAGTTCGCGCTGCACGTCACGCTGACGCTCGGCCGCGTAGTCGCCGAGCTCCGCGTCGATCTGCGCACTGCGCTCCTTCAGCCTGTTGATCGCGTCGCGATAGCGCACCTCCTTTTCCAGTTGCGACGCTTGCTCGTACATCCCGCGAATCGCCTGCTGATCGCGAAGTAGGCTCTTGTCGTCGTCCGACAGCTTCTTGCGCTTGCTGCGCAGATCCGTCACCTTTTGATCGAACGCGAGGAGATCCTTTTGCGACTGCGTCAGCTTGTCGGTTGCGACCGCCTCGACGCGCAGTTGCGCGATCCGCTGCCGGATGTTGTCGAGCATGCGCTCGCTTTCCAGCGAATGAACGCCACCGCCCTTCGTTACGCGGGCCGCCGCGGCGTTGGTGGATACACGCGCCGTCTGTGCCGCCGCGGACGCGATTGTCTCGTCGAACGCCTGCTGTCCGCGGCCGTTCGCCTCCGCTCGCGCGACCATTGCAGCGAGCTCCACGTCGCCCGATTTCTCGCCGAAACCGTACTTTGCGAACTTGCCAAAGTTATTAGTGCGGATAGCCGCCTGAAAATCAGCCAACGCCGCAGCGACCACCATTTGCTGATTCATCAGCGCGAGTTCGCGCGTCAGATTGTCGATGTTGGTTCGCGCCCCCGCTGCGGCTTTCGCATCCTTGTCGGCAATCGCTTTTTCGAGCGACTTGTATGCGTCCGCTCGTCCGGCGACGAGGCCGGCCATGCGGGCCTGCGCATCATTCGCGCCCTTCGTCCGCGCTTCGTACTCGGCCTTCTGGCGGGCCGTCATACCGATGACGTCGGATTCTTCCCTGAGCTTGTGGACGTATTTCTCCCACGCCTCCGATGCCATTCCGCCGGCGAAGAAGTTGTTCGCGTCAGAAAGCAGCCGAACGCCCTCGGCGGCCCCCCTTGCCGCAGCATCCATTGCAGCGAGTGCCTGTGCGCCTTTCTGCGAAGCGAGGCCCGCCGTGTCGATCGCGCCCGCGGCGCGCACCAGTTCCTCGCGCAGCGCTTCGCCGCCGCTCGTCGCCGACACGAAGCGGTCAATCAGTCGCCCGATCTCGCGCGATTTCTCGTCGACGCCGAGGTTCGACGTCTTGAGGCGATCCAGGCCGGCGAGGAATCGATCGAGCGCTGCCTTATCGGCATCCGAGACCACCGACGGCGCATCGCCAAACGTCGGCACCATGACACTTTGCGCCGCCCGCGTCGCCAAACTCCGATATGCCGACTGCGCGTCATCGGCCGCCCGCGACGCCTCTTGCTTCGTGCGCAGCCGCTCAGATTCCTGTAACAGCGGCGTCAGTTGCCGATATTTGTCGATGATCTGATCGAGCGGCGCCTGCATGTCGATCAGACTCGACGTCGCGCTGCTCGCGTTGTCGCGAAACAGCAGCCAGTTCGCGGCAGCCCCAAGCGCCACCGTGCCCACGGTCGCCAGAATCCCCGGTAAGCCGCCGACCGCCGCCAGCAAGCCGGAACCAACCGAGCGCATCATCGTGCCCGTACGCGCGAGCGCCGTCTGCGCCGTCGCCGCGCTTTCGGTCGCCGTCTTCAGACCCGCCGCGGTCGCGGTCGCCGCGCGTTCCGCTCGCTCACGAGCCTGCGTGGCAAGCGCGACATCACGCTCGGCTTGCGCAAGGCCGCGGTCCGTCTCGGCCAGCGACGCCGTATAGCGCGCTTTGTCGATCGTGCCTTGCTTCGCTGCCGCCTCAAGCGCCGTACGCCGCTGCTGCGCGAGCGCGAGCGACGCTTCGGCGCGCTCGAGCTCCTGCTGTGCGGCTGCCGTCTCGCGAGCGATGATCGCCGCGTACGGCGTGCCCGTGATGCGCGCGCCGATTTCCTGACTGCCGGCGACGCTGGCGCGCGCCGTTGCGACGTGAGCTTGCGCCGTCGCCTCGACCGCCCGCGCTTCGGCAAGCTTCGCTTCCGTGTACTTGATCGAGCCAGCCGTCAACGCCGACTGCATCGCAAGGCTTTCGCGCATCGCTCGCATGCCCGCGAGCTCGGCCTGCGCTGAAGCATCCGCCGCTTGCGCGTTCTGAAGCTTCGCCGCCGCGGCAGCGCGATCGCCCTGCGCTTTGGCGAGCGCTGCCTGCGCCGCCTCGTGTTGCTTGATCGTCTCCTCGACGAGCGCTCGCCGGGCGCCGACCCACGCTGTCGCCGCCTGCGTCGCCGCGACTGCGGATTGCCCAAAGTACACGGCGATCCGCCCAGCCGCGAGCGACACGCCGAGCTTCACGATGCCGTCGAGGTGCTCTGCGACGTACGTGATTCCCTGCGCGAGCTTTTGGCTCGCGCCGGTCGCGTCGTTCGCCTTCCCGACGTACGCGACGATCTCCGTTTGCAGGCGCGTCATCGCCTGCCCGACGGTCACATTGACCTTGCCGAACAGATCGTTCGTGCTCGCCCCGGCACGCGTCAGCGCGTCGATCAAATTTTCGACCGTAAGCTTGCCGTCTTCCGCCAGCGACTTGAGCTGAGCTGTGCTCGTGCCCATGCCCCGCGCGATCGCATCGGCGACGCCCGGCAGTTCCTCGAGCACGCTCTTCAGATCCTGCCCGCGCAACTGGCCGGCCGCGAACGCCTGCCCAAGCTGCACGATGCCGAGCCGGGCCGTGTCAGCCGACACGCCGGACAGCGCCACCGCTTTACTGATCGTCTCGACGAGCGGCCCGACCTGCTTGATGGTCAGCCCGAGATGCGACGTGTTGTTCGCGATCCGCTGATATAGCTCAGCCGTAGCGTCGAGCGGTTGACGTGTGTCGCGCGCGATGCGCAGCACGTCGTTCTGCGCAATCGCGAAATCGATCTGGTCACGCGTGACGATCCGAAGGCGATTGCTCAGGTTCGTCCATTCGTCGGCGTACTCGATCAACTGATGCACGCCGAACGCCGCTGCGGCGGCTTGTGCGTATTCGCGGATCGAACTGCGCGCCGCGTCGAGCGCGCGCACCGTGACCTGCACGCTCGCGGCGTTCGAGGCAAACGCCGCATCCGCAGTGCGCCCGCCGTCGCGCACCGCATTGAAATACGAGCCGGCCGTCGACGAGAGACCGCGCATGCGGCGGTCGTATTCGGTCGTATTCGCCGTAACGCTGACGATCAGCTCGCGAAGGCTTGTTGCCATAGTGTGTTCTCGCCTACTTCGCCATGCGCATCAGGGCGGCTTGAAACGGATCACCGCCGCCTTCCTCTCCCTCCGCCGTCGCGGGCTCGCCGGACCATCTCGGCATCATGTCCGACACCTTGACCTTTGCGCCCTGCGACTGAAACGCCGCCGCCGCGATCATCGCCGCATGCAGATCCGCACGATCGTCTGCAACCGGCGATTCCGCGTCGTACCCGATCCAGAGACTCAGCTCGGCGGACGACATCTGCTCGCACAGCTCGGCCAACGTCTTGCCGAGCCGCAGCGCGAGCGACATCAGGAAGCGGAGGCCTGGGGTTCGGCAGAAGGCTTTTTTGCGTCTTCGACCGGGTCGACGTCGAGCTTGCCGAATTCGAGCGCCTTCACGACGATGCGGTTGTGCACGGGGCCGAACGCAGCCGCGACCGCGGTTGCATCGTCGTCCGAGAATAGCCGCCGCCAACCATCCGGCGTTTCACCGAACACGACACGAACGAACAGCCGCGCATTCGCCTGCATGTGCGCGTCGTCACTCGCGCGCGCGAACTTCTCGCGAACCGCCGTTTCGTCGTCGCCCTCCGTTACCCCGGCGATGTCCCGTAGCGCTGCGATCCAGAACATGCGGTCGCTGACCGTCGGCTCGCGCACTGCGATCTCTTCGCCATTCCATTCCGGTACGTTCATCAATTCGTACCGCCAACCGGTCAGCGGGTTCAGCACCGCTGCACGTAGGCTCATCACGCCTTGGTTTTCGCTTTCCATGCTCATCTCCTATCAGCGCTCCGGAATTACGCCACCGGCGATGGTACAAGCTTCGGTGCACCGCTCACGCGCACGCTGTACGTCGCCGAGATCAGTCCATTGACCGACGCCGCCCACGTGTACTGACGCACCATGCCGGCAAACAGAAACTGCGATTTGTCGGCGAACGTGACACGGAACACGTGCTTTTCGCCCGTCGCGCGTGCGGCACGCAGAATGTTCTGCCCTTCGTCGTTCGATTGGTAATTGCCGTCGACCGAGAACTCGCCCGGATCGGGCAAGCCGAGCTCCGATTCCTTTTCGTCGCTCGCGAACGTCGTCGCGTCGATTTCTTCCGACTGCCCGCCCTGCCACTGAATCTGTTTGCCCGTCGTACTAAGATCGACGAACACCAGATCGGCCGCGTCGAGATCGGTCGACGCAACTTTCGACACCTCGACCTTGGTTCCCTGCGCCTTGGTGCGCTTGCTCTTCTCTGCTGCCATATACCCCTCACAAAAGAAAAAGCCCGCACGCGGCGGGCCAAATGAATTGTCGTGGTGCCGGTCAAAACTCGACCGATAGTTCCAAGCTGATACGGAATAGTCCCGTGTCCTCCGAATAGTCGTCCGGCAACTCGTCGACACCTCCGACCGAGAACCGATCCTGAACCGACATCGCACGATCGACTGCCAAGTCGGCGAGCCGATCGGCGTCGGTGAACGTCGGCGCGTAGCAGTCGATCTGATAGGAACCGGAACGGCCACCAGTCAGCCCGGCGAGCGCCATGTCGAGCGCGCCATGTACGCGCGTCACGACGAAATACGGCGCCGGCGCCTTCTCCGGTGCGACGCCGAGATACCCCTTCGCACCACCTATGCCCTGCAAGGCGTCACGGATTACGATTGCGCTCAACGCCGGCCTCCAAGCAGTTGATCGATAGCGCGCGCGACTTCCGTACGCACTGCAGCCTCCGCTTCATCAATCGATTCGTCGAAACCTGGTCTAGCGAACGGCTGCGCTTGCATGTGCTGCGTCCCCAGCTCAACGAATCGCCAATGGAACGCGTTGTTCGGCGAATCAGCCTTGCCCTGTGTTCGCACGCGCATCCCCGCCACCGCGATGCCCTGCCCATCCTTCTGTTTCAGTGGCGCCGCGACGATATTGCGGCGCAGCTTCCCCGACTTCTTCGGCGCGCGCTTTCTCGCCGCGCGGGTGATAACGCGCGCGCCCGCCATAGTCGCCTTCCGGAGTACCGACCGAGATTGCGCCTTTGCCAGTTTCGCGAAATCAGCCTGCAGGTCGTTTAAACCGATGATCTGCACGCTAGACATATTTTTCTCCCACCTGCACCGACAGGTCGAGATACCCTTTCGCACGGTTCGGCAGCACTGCGACGATGTCGTAAATTCGATCGCCGTATCGAACCCGCATTTCACTATCGACATCGAGTCGGAACCGAATCCTCATGCTCGCGACGGCGGAGCTACGGACAGCCCCCGAGACGACGTACTCCTTCCCATTCAGAAATCGCACATTCGCCCAAACGCTTGCATGCACCACCCAGTCATTGGGCAAAGGCTCACCGTTCTCGTTTTCACCGCCTCCGCGCTTCTCGAGCGAAATCCTCTCTGTCAGATCGCCGGCTCTCAGCATGGTCAAACCCCGAGGCCCGTACGGTATGGGAACAGCAATGCCTTCGCCCCACTCGGAAGTTCCATGACGCTCGCGGACGTGCCCGCAACAACATCCTCGCGATAGGCGTATAGCTTGCCGATCGTCAGCAGAATTGCTGCGCGAATTACGTCATTAGCAACCACCGGATCGTCACCTGCGGTTTGTTCTGCTATCGCCGCCTGCATTTCTTCATTGTTCGCGTAGATCTTGCGGTCGATGTAGTCCGATGCAGACTGCGTCGCCGCGTTGACGTAGATCCCGATAAGGTCGTCTGCGACACCTTCTTCCTCCCGCAGGTGCGCGAGCGCCAACTCGAGCGAGACAATGGGCGTTTGGCCTTCCATCAATTACGCCCGCCCCTTGTTTTGCGGCGCAGCGGCCTTCTTGTTCGCAGGCGCCGGGGCCACGACCTTCGATTCTGACGGATCAGCGTCGCGAACAAGACCATTTGCCCGCAGCTCGGCCGCACGTTGACGCGATACCGGGTATGGCGCGCTCGCCGGGTTCTTGTCTCCGTCCACGCCGCCGTATGTGCGTATGGGCTTCACCCACACTTGATTCGGGTTGTTCATCATCAGCACCGTGATAAAAAATGGCCACCCGAAGGCGGCCACTGTCTGTTGCGAAACACCGGTCAGTTGCCGGCTTTCTCCGCCAACGAACCGGTCACGAACGATTCCGGGCGGTAGACCGCGAGCGCCAGACGCTCCTCGGCACGGATCGACACCATGTTCTTTTCGAAATCATCGACGTTCTCGGTCGACAGCAGAACCTCGATCTCCATGCGATCGAAAATCTGCGCCGCCATCGAGAAGGCACCAACGAGGAATTCGTTCGCTGTCATGGCTTGCGTCTCGACGACCGGCAGATTCCACAGTCGCGGCGTCGTACCGTTGACCGGATTGCCGACGATATAGCGGCCCTGGGCGTCCTTCGTCAGCTCGATCGATGCCCAGTCGATGGGATTCAGGACGATCCCGGTCGCCGGAAATTCGGCGAGAACGGCCTGCAGAAGCGCCAGACGAATCTTGTCGATCGGCGTCGCATTCGTGAGCGTGATGGACGGCGCGAATGCCGACGCTTGCGGCAAGATGCCGAGGATGTTCGCTCCCGTGCCGTCCCCCTTGAGCAGTTGATTTTCCTCGGCGAGTTGGAGTCCATACCGGGCGCGGCCGTCGATGTACGACTGCAGCGCCGGCGCATCGTCGAGAATTTGGCGCGACGCCTTGAACAGATGCGCGATCGTGCGAACCGGCTGGTTCTTCAGGTTGAACGTCAGATCCGAAGTCGGCTTCTGCGCACTCTCGGCGACCGTCGCGGCGTTGTTCGTGAAGCCGGTTTCGACGGTGTACTCGATGCTGCTCGACGACGTTTGGCCGGGCATGAGCAGATTGCGAATCGTCATCTGCCGCTGCGGCGGAGCGACGATTCCGGCTTGACGGTCTGCCGCGACCAGTGAATTGCTGCCGCTGACGCCGGCACCGACCGTTGCCGGCACGTTCATGATGCTCTTGCGATCGACGCGAACGCGCACCGATTTGCGCGCGCTTCCGTCCATCCCCTTCATCTCCTCGGATTCGGTCACGAGTTGACCGAGCGTCTTCGGCACTTCGGGTTCGGCACTACCGCCGCTGCGAGCCAGCTTCTGCTCGGCCTCCAGCAGGCGTGCTTGAAGTTCACCTTGCTTGACCAAGAGCTCATCGACCGTGGCTTTCGTTTCTGCGCCCAGGTCCCCAGCCTTCTTCGCCTCAGCGAGCGCCTTCTCGCCGGCGGATTTCACTTCGTCGCCGATGCGCTTGAGTTCCTTCGTGACGGTTTCGAGCACTTGCTCCGGGTGCGAGTCGCCACCGCTCTTGCGGCCGAACTGTCGCGGTTCGTTCATGTGACTCATGTTCATTCCTTGAAAGTAAGAGATTTGAGGCCGTCGAGCAGCCGATTCACGTCGTTCACCACGTCACCAGACTCACTCTGGAGCAGATGTTTTAGTCCGCGATTTGCGATAACCGCGGCCATGGACTTCGAGAAGCCCGCCTCGCGCAGGAACCGCTCGAATTCCGGAAGCGATGGCAATCCGCCGTGCGCGATGATCGCTTTCACAGCGTCGATTCGCGCATTCGCGTTTGCTGGATTCGTAACGATGCTGATCTCGACCAGATCGACTTCGTTCAGCGTGCGAATCCCCGTTTTTTCGTTGTAATCCGACGAGAGCACGTAATAGCCGATCGACAGTCCCGTGATTGCCTTTGCCTTCATTCCGCGATACGCGATCCTTGCATTCGGCGCTTCATCGATCCACAGATCGCCATCCCCGTAGAGACCCTTGTCGTCCTCCTTGAGGCCGGCCCATGATCCGATCGGTGTATAGGAGTCGTGCTGCCACAGAACCGGCAACGCCCGGCCGCTCTTCCTGAGCGCATCGAGACTGTTTGAAAACGCCCCCGGCGCCACAACTTCCTTATAGCTGTCGACCACTCCGAATACCGACCCATATCCTGAAAACTGACCTGCGTCGTCGACTGACTTGACGTCGAGATCGAAGGCGCGGACCTTGTATCGGCCTCTACCGCTCTTGCGTTGCATGTGTTTTTTCCTCCTGGTAGAGCCACGCTTTCAAGGCGTCCTGCGCAGCCGTGGCCGTCGTGTGCTCACCGAGCTTGTCGATTGGGAGCAATGCCGACTGAACCGTCAACACTGCTGCATTACCACCCATCGGCGGCAGATTTTCCTTCGCCCGACATTCGTCACGCGTCATCAGGCCGTTTTGGGTCATCGTTGAATAGAACGCCGCTCGGCCTGCACTATCGGCTCGCAACAGCCCTTCAACGGAGAACTCCGCATAAAACTGATCACGCTCTCCCGGCTTCAGCAGCGATCGTCGCGCTGCCTGTTCAATCCGCGTCAACCATGGCCGCAGGGTGAATGTCAAGAAGCCGAGCGTCTGTTGTTCGATCCCAGTTCCCCAGCTTGTCGATTTCTCGCTGTGGCCAACCATAAACGGCGGAACGCGATACCAACGGCAGATCTCTTCGATGTTGAATGCCCGCGTCTCCAGCAATTGGACATCGCCGGGATTCATGGTGATGGCCTGGTATTTCATCCCGGCTTCCAGCACCATCGTTTTCCCGGCCTGCATCGCGCCGCCAAACTGCTCCGCTAGATCCGTTCGGATCTCCGCACGTTTTTCTTTCTGGAGAATCTGGTCGGTCGAGAGCACACCTGACGGTCGCAACCCATTCCGAAAGACGCTCGCGCTCGTCTTATTCGCGGCCGTTGAATTCCCAAGAACCTCACGTGCGTATTGAATCGGCGTAAGCCCCATCAAGCCATCGAGACTGAACCCTCGAACGTGAAACACATCGTCCTCGGCAAGCGTGCTGACAGTTCCATCGACGTTGCGATAGGTGTATTGCAACGCTCCACTTGTGAGGCGTTTCACGGTCGTACGCTGTGGCAGCATCAGTTCAAGGCCGATGAGCACACTCGCCGATCGGAGCTTTCTCGCGTACCCATTCCCCCATAGCAGCATGCTCGCGACGATCACTTCCCAGAACTCGGCCGCCGTATTCTCTGCGTTTGGCTGAGAATGGATGACCGTGTACAGTCGGTGTTGCTTCGCGAGAACACGCGTTCCGTCTGGCTTGGTCTGATAGAGATTCAACGGAAGAGTCGCGATAGTTTCCGCGATCAGACGGACACACGACCACACCGCAGATAGCTGAAGTGCCGAATCGGCCGTCACCGTCTCCCCGCTCGATGACCCCATACCGCCCCACGCGGACCAGAAGCTTCCGTCGGTCAGCGAAATGGGCACGCCAAGCCATTTCAAGAAGCTTGACTTGATGCGCCCCAGCGCCCTTTGTTTGCCTTGCTTCATACGATGATCGGACTCGAGAAGAACTCGTCGATTGAGCCAGCATGACTTTCAAGCATGGCGCGGCCTATCGCCATGATTAGTGCGACAGCACCGTCAATCTTGTTGTCGTTGCCTTGCTTGATCGGACGCACCACGTCGTCGTTGCCCGGCAGGTTCTTGCCGATGACGTTGCCGATACACCACGTCATGATCGGATTACCGTCGTGATGGAATCGGCCCGCCGTAATCGCCGCCTCAAGCTCCTTCATTGGGTCCGACATGTTCGTGTAGTTCTGCACGATCGTGACCGGCGTCAGCCCTTCGTCCTCGAGCTGATGGGCCAGATTCGTCGCGCCATGCGGATCGAGCGGAGTACATTGCACCGGGCACAACCGGTTCGCATCCTTCGCCTCCTCGAGAATGTCGCGATAGTCGATCTCCGCGCCATCCGTTTCGAGCAGAACGCCCTGATTGACCCATGCCTGATATCGCTCCGCCATACGGCGGTTTTCGGTATTGCGCACAGTGTCTTCGGGCACCCAGAACCGCGGCGCAACGCAGAAGTAGTGCCGCCGCCCATCGATGTCGCGCCAGAAAAGCCGAGCCATGCTGTTCAGGTCGAGTTTGCGCGCCATGTCGAGCGCCAGCACGCAATCTTGCCCCTCGAACTGCTCGAGGGTTAGCGATCGGTCTTCGCATGATTTCCAGTCTTCGAGGTTGAAATAGCCTGCCTTGGCCGACGTCCAGACGTTTAAATGCTTCGTCTTAAACGTGTTTGTGAAGCGTGCAGACTTGATTGCGCGCTGTTGCTGGCTTTCGAGATACTCCTGATAGACCGAGATCCCGATGTTCGGATTGGCTTTCGCCAGCACGCGCGGATCGGTCCAATCGTCCCCTTCGTCGATGGTCCAAATCCAGCCGAAAAGCTCGTCGTCGGGCACCGTCCCTTCGAGCATTTCGATCACCTGCCTGCGCTTGTCGAAGCACGGCCCCTCGATGTTCGCGCCCGCAGTCGTGATGATGAACATGAGCGGCTGTCGACGCGCGCCCATGCCAGTCAGCATCGTTTCGTACAATGCCGCGCTGTCGTGCTCGTGATACTCGTCTACGATCGCACACGACGGCGACGCGCCATCGCCCGGGTTGCCGATGATCGGCTCAAACCGGCTGCCGTCAGCTGGCTTGTTCATGTTCGAGGCATTCACCTCGATTCCAGCCGAGTCAATCAGCATGGGCGAACGCTTGACCATCAGCTGTGCCGGACGGAATACCTCCCACGCCTGCTTTTCGGTCGTCGCGCCCGCATATACCTCCGCACCGAACTCATCGTCGAGGACGAACATACCGATGCCAACGCCCGCGGCAATCACCGATTTGCCGTTCTTTCTCGGGACCTCCCAGTAGCTTTCTCGAAACCGGCGCTTGCCGGTGCGCTTATTAAGCCATCCGAACGTCGCCATCAGGCCGAACTTCTGCCACGGCTCTAGCGTTACCAGTTGCCCCTTGAACGCCCACTCGCCCTTCGTGTGCGGCAGCAGCTCAATGAGTGCGAGCTTCCGCTCGGCCACCTCCGGATCGAACTTCCAGCGGAAGTCCTTCTTTCGGCTCGCAGCAAGGTCGTCAAGGTGGCGCTTGCAAGCGAGTTGCACATACCGACAAGCGGAGCGCTTGCCACGAACGACTTCTCGCGCGAACTTGAGCCCCTGCTCTACGCGCGGGAAATTCGTCGCCATGTCTTCCAATCATTTGCCGAGCAGCTTCGCGAAAGGGTTGTCCGTTGCTTTCGGCTTTGCGCCGACCAGGCGCTGCCGGCTCGCCGGGTCGAGCCCCAGCATTGCGCCGAAGCTTGCCATTTGTGCCGCCGCTTCCTTCACAACGGTCGCAGCTGGATTCTTCATCGGACTGCCTTGCGAGCTGTCGACGACAGGGCCGTTGCGAGTCAAATCGTCCTGGGCGGTCCTCCAGTTGCCGTAGGCCGCACAGAAGATTTCTACAATGTGCAGGTCGGTCACTTGCAAGATGTTTTGTCCACAAAGCAGCGGCACAACGCGCTCCCACATGCCCCGCGCCTCGCCGACAATCCAGTCCGGCGGCTCGATGTTCGTGACCAAGCCGAAGTCCGGCTCGTCCTTATTCAGCGCGCGTTTGCCGGGATTTCCCGCAGCGATTTTCCGTGCCGTCGGCTTGGGTTTTCTGCCCCGGCCCGGCACTGTCGCGATACCTCCCACTGGCAAACTCCTGAATTTTTAATTTCGCGGGCGTGAAAATTCGACGAAGCGGGCGGTCCCGAAGGCAGCGCCTTCCAGACTTTTTCTCCCCCCCTCCCCACCCGGCGCATCCGCCGGGCGGGCAACGACGGGCGGGCCACCACCACGTCACCGCAACCGCTCGCGCGCCGTCTTCGCCGCGTGACAGTCACGGCAGATCGCTTGCAGGTTCTCGTCGTGGTCGGTGCCACCCCGCGCCTTCGAAATAACGTGGTCAACCGCAGTGGCGACAGTCACGCGCCCTGCTTGCAAACAGGGCTGACAGAGGCCGCTGTCGCGGCGCAAGA